GCAATAACAGGCTTGTTAGGCTTCTGCGCCCTCTGGCTGTAACGCTTACGCATATCCTCCCGGCGAGCCATTTCCGCCGCAGCAAAGATCGCTAGCTTAGGATCTTGTGCGTACTTAGGCAGCACCTGATCGGGCACTGCCTTAAACATCTCCATGGCCTCAAGGATATTGACATCCCCGCCAAGGCCGGTATTTGCTTGTGCTTGCATTGCTTAGCCCCCGTACAAGAGACGTGCTAATCCTAACCCTTGGGTTAGTGGATTACCAGAAGACTGATAAGCAGACTGTGTGGCATAACCTGGTAAGCCAAAGATGATGTTCCTGTAACGCTCTGCCTGCTGCGCCGGATAATCCCGCTGCTGCTGGAACTCTTGATACATGGCATCCAAATCGCGCTGACGGCGTGCTTCATCCGTAAGCCCAAGCTGCTGCAAGGTCTGAGCCTTCTGCATTTGATTGGCTAAGTCTTGCTGATACAGCTGGCCAGCCTTGTCATAAGCCGCAGCCGATCCCTGCATCTGGATATTGGATAGCTGAGATCCAAGATTACGCATGAGATCTGATTCAACAATCGCCTGACGCGAACCACCGAACGCACCGCGCTGACCGGCTTGTGCTTTCAGGCTTTGCAATCCCTGTGTGTAATCACGCACCGCGGCAGCTTTGGCCACATCCGTAACACCTTGCTGGTACGGATTCATGTAAGCCTGCATGACGCCCATCTTCTGGCCGCCCACGTCAATCTGACCAAGCAGACCGGGAGAAGCAGCAGCTTGCTGAGCAGCTTCAACGCCTTGCTGGTACAAAGGCGACGTCTCAGCATATCGCTGCTGAGAGTAAGGCGTATAGGGGGTATACGCAATCTGCTGCCCCATGCGGAACACATCAGATATGTACGGGAGTTGGAACTCCGGGGGCATTTGTGTGACTGTTTGCGACGGGCCGCCCATACTCATTTGGACACCTCTTCCATCAAAGTTACTGTTTTCAATCGTTGCGGGTATATCTTCTGCCAGCCCGGACGCCCTTGCAACATGATGGCATCACAGTCTGCTTGCTTGGCGAACAATCGTATGTACGTCACGATATGCTGAATCTCATCTAAATTGCCCCCTGCAAGCCACACATTACAAAGCCTTTTGCGTGGGTACTGCTTAATCTCTGTTACTAGCGCACATTCCTTACCGGGCCAAAACTGCGCCTGCCCTTGCTGTATTGCTTCTAACACATCCTCTAGGGAAAACAAATTGCCGGCTTGGTCCAAGGCCGCTTGGATCCATGCGCTGCAACGCTCCCATTCGTTCATGCAGGCATTGCCTTATCTGTCTTCACCGCTGGAGGCTGCTTGCTCGTACCATGCCTTGCCTTGCGGATCTTCTTCATCATGTCGTAGAGCTTCTGCGCCCCAGCATTCGAGGAGCCATTACCAAGATCGGATACCACATCAGCAGGTACAACAAACTCACCACGGGCTAACCTGGCAGGCTGAGTCTTGCCACCGCCATGATCAATCTGTGCTGTGATGCTGTCTGACATACCATCACCTGGACCTTCTAGGTATCTGCCGGCTGCTGCATAGACATCACCACCTTCGTTATAACCGACCATGATGTCGTCGATCTCACCGCCCTCCGCCTTGGTAACTATAGGCGCTACCGTCATAGGCTTATAGAGCGACGCCAATCCTGCTTCGTATCCTGCTTGTCCTTGGGCAATCTGTTCTTGCGTAGGACCATAACGCTTGGCTGCTTCTGTGGCATCAAACTGAAATGGATTCGGGTTGAAGAACAGGGGCATGCCCTTCATGGGCGTGTAAATGTTCTGGCCAGACGCGGACTTTTGTGGCGCCGGCTGAGGTGGGAACATGGGCGCAGTAAGCGCACGGTTATAAACAGGGGCAGCCTTGTATTCTGGCTGCTTGACAGCAGGTGCCTGCTGACGGGTAAGTGCGGCTGCTAGTGCACCAAGTCCGAGAGCAAGGCCGGCACCCGTTCCGCTTGCGCCTTGTGTACCAAGAAGCGCTCTTCCTAATTGATTAAGGAAGTTGTTATTGCTAAATAAGCTGGTTGTGTCAAATCCTGCTGTTAGATTGCCGGATGAGACTTCGCCCTGACCCTGCGTGGAATCAGAACCGTATCCAAAGTCATAGTTGTACTGACCTACTGTGTCACTTGTAGACATAGCCTACCCCGGTGTAGATGAAACAAAAGACATGGTTGTGATTACGGATGGTGTTGCAGGCCTGGTTGGCGAAGCGGCAGCAGGAATGTGCTCTATCCTTACTCCTAAATCATTGGTTCGCCAATATAGCTCTACATAATCACCCGTCTCCAATGATAGAAACAAATTAAGCGATGCAATCAAATGTCCGTCTACGCCGCCATGGCTGTTAGGAACGGAAAACCTTGAGTTGCTGTTTGAAACATTTGTGCCATTTATAGCCGCCCAAACATCAACATCATGAATCTGCGTATCGGTGTTTGAAAACTGAATACTGAATTGTAAGTTGTAGACACCAGGATAGGTAATGTTAAGCCTTGAATTATTGCTTAAATAAACGCTATCCGATATGTCAGTCACATCGTAAGTAATTGCATATGCAGCAGTTGTGCTGATCGCCGTTTGATCTGAATCACTTGACCAAGCACCAAAAGGATTGCTTACAAACCGGCCGCCATCAGGCCCAAGCAGATTACGGGTAATGTTTTCCAGCCGGTTGAAATATAACCGCAAGACGTTATTAAGCTGATCAACGTAAAACGCTGAATACTCCTGCGGCGCTAATGGCAGGTTCGGGGATGCTGGGCTATCTAGCTTCATGCGCCTCTTCCGGTAGCCCTACCGTCCGCTCTGATGTCGATTCTCGGAGAACCTAGCTGCCATGCACATCCAAGCTGATTGGATTCAACCTTAAAGATCATCTGTCGCCCACGCACACGGACATAAACCTGGCCCGTGAATTGTTCAATCTGCGTGGTTGATGTGCGTACAACCGATGCTGAAGATGAGCCACTATTAGACTGGGGATTGTTGTACCCAGATCCTGAGTTCATCATGGGAATCAGCGTCATGGTAACAGCAGGTGAATCAGCAGACGATCCATCAAACGTGATGTCAGGCAATATCCTGTACACATAGCCCAAGCTATGGCCATCCTGAATATCAAACTCAGCTGACTCTATGTAAGCATTGATTGGCAGCGCCGTACCAGTCTCATTGTCATCCAGACCGCGCTCATGGTCCACGATGTTGTAGTTGTAAGTCGCAGCCTGTGGGTACTGTCTCAGACCCGAATCACTCCACGCTGTACGTGCCATGGTTCCGTAGTACCAGACATTCTCTGCGTAGTTAAACACGACATAGCGATCAATGGTCGTGGAATTAGCCGAGCAGTAGAACCACCAGACCTCGTTGAAACCTTCATTGGTCCCGGCAAATACCTGGAAGTTCTGGTAACGATTTATATCATTAAAGATATATCTTCGTAGGTCACAGTTAAGCGTCTGTACACGCCCGTTGTACAGATAGAACTTGTCCACGCCCATCCAGTAAGTCACACCAGAAGCATTAGCCGTTGCGTTAGGGCCAATGATGGACGTGTTATCCGCAAGGATTTGAGAGCCAAAGACCAGTGGCGGCCCAAGATATTGAATGGAAAAGAGGGCTGAATCCGTCCATGCAAGGATCTCTTGGCGGGTCTGCTGAACCGTGATGATCTGCGAACCATGGGATAGCCTGATTGATCCTGCGGTATTGGTCGATGACGGAAGCCAATCCACCAAGGATTCCTGGTCACACCAGCGAATAAGCATAGGATCAGCCACGGTACTTCCGATGTCATTGCATCCAAAGACCATGAGATACCGTAAGGCATCAGAGATGATTAGTGAGTACTGGTACTTTGGTACATCCTCAAGAACCATGGAATGCGTACCTGACTGAGTACCGGTTGTCGTGATCACCGAACCCGTTGGCGTGGAAGAAAGGTTTGCCGACAGCCCAGATACATTACGCAAGTAGTACGTTGTGCCTACAGATAGGCCCGTTGGAAGCGCCCCAGTCGTTGTAAACGATACAGAAGTGCCCTCTGCAAGAATCACACCAAACGTGACAACAGCCGGCGATGCAATCGTAATCGTTACCGTGCCGCCAAGACTGCTAAGTGCTACGCCCCTGCTCGATATACCGTTGGTTGCATCCCAGTAATAAATACCAGCCGCCCTCGGTCCAAACACAAGGTCTTCGCCCCAGTTACCTGCGTTCCATATCCTAAGCGGGTCTGTAACCTGTGGCGTAACGCCCCATGAGCCACTGCCCCAAGCACCTGCGCCCCAGCCAATCAGAGGAACCTGAGCAATACCAGGACCGGTATTGACCTGAAAAGCGCCAACCGAAGACCCACCACCATTACCAACATCCGAAGCATTGGAGGTGACAGTTGCACCCGTGCTTGGGTTCTTGGCAGTAAAGGTAAAGGTATTTAATGTAGGTACAGAATCTATTTGATACTGCTGATTAAGTACCGCTGCCGTGATGTTTCCGCCAAGACTCACCGCCCCTGAGAAGGTGACAAAATCCCCGGTAATGGCCCCATGGCTTGCCGATGTAACCGTGATGGTCGATGAGAAGGGGGAGGCAGTAACCGCAGCAAAAGTGACTGATTGGGTTAAACGTATGGGAGTGATGTCGGAATAAGCACCACCCTGCTCAATGTAATACTTGAGGTTGGTTCCTACGCCAAGCAGGTTAGAATTGGAAAGCGTTACCCAGTTCCACAAGGATCGGCAGACACCAAGAAATGTGGCCTGTGAGATGCGTAACCAGCCGCCTATTTTTTCAGGCGTGCCTTGGCGGAAACGAACCTTGTCAGAGACATACCAACCGTTCTCAGAAGTATAACGAGTGTTCTCTTTATTTACACCAGGGCGGTATAGTATTTTGGACAGTGGCACGATTTACCCCGCGAGATACAGAGCTTTTTCAGCTTTGCGGCGGCGCACCAATCCCGGTAACACTTTGCCGCCACCCATAGTCCACATCATAAACGCTTCTGCCGCACCTTCATAGTCGCCGCGATTGTTTTTCATCCTTATCGTAGAACTCTGGTACCGCCCAGGTCCAGCGTTGAAAGCAAAACTGACCACAGCGTCGAAGCTTGACTGACGGCCAGCAAGATTAGGAGACATTCTAAGTACACTGCGTTCAAAACGGACGAGATCATCCTCAAAAAGGCGATCAATCTCCTCCTGCGACCAAGCACGATTATCTTGGGCTGCGAGTGGGTAGTCCTTGCGAAGGATGCCGGTATAGCCATCTTTCCTCAATACGGGTAGCTTGATCTGATCTTGGTACAGCACATGGCCGTAGCCAATCGTCCAAATATGAGCAGGACATAAGTAAGGCTTGAGGCTTTTGCCCTCAAAGCGGTGCATCAAATCAATGCCTGCCTGCCCTGTTTTCACTTCTTGTTCCAACTTCTAGAGCCGAACCAAAATCCAATAATGCCGCCAAGCATAGCCATCTCATCGTCCGAGAAAATAATCTCAGCAACCTTGATTAGGTCGTCCATGGATTGCACAAGATGGGGATGCTGCCAAACGTAATACGCTAGCACCGCATTAACGGCAATGAGTTCCAGGATTAGCAAGTAAGTAACATTAGGACGTACCGTGCCAATGTAGTTAACCACCCACTTACTGGACTTCTCAATGATTTGTTTGTCATGATCCAGAGCTGCCACGGTCATTTGCGCGTCAGTCTGCATGGCAATCTGATCAGTGCGGATCTCTTCCACCCGCTGTTGGGCTATAAAACCTTCCTTGGCTAAGGCTAGTTCGCGCTCCGATTGCATCCTTGCTAACTCAAGCTCATGGGCTTGATCAGCTTTATTCTGGAAATAATCAAGGAGTTTTGGGAGGCCTGAGATCAGCAAACCGCCAAGCGTTGATAACAGTGAAAGCATGACTACCCCTTAGCGGTTACAACATCTTGGCCCTTCTTAACTGTTACCTTGGTGCCTTCCACATCAACCTGCATGGGCTGCTCGGCACGGTCTAGTTTGTCAAGACGATGGATAAGATCCTTGATAACTTCAAACTCTGGCTTTTCCTGTTTGGCAGCGGTGCCTGCAATGCCATTGAGCATCTGTATAAGCGCAGTTAGGGAAGCGCCAAGAAGCCCCATGACCGCAGCGATCTTCTCGCCCTCTAAGAAAAGGGAGGCACCGACACCCACGAGTACGATGAGGAAGATATAAAGAAGCCCGTCCTCGCCAATCGCTTTACCAGCAACTTCCTTGGCAGAGTCTTGGGCCTTTAGTTCCTCTAGCTTGATCTTAGCTTGCGCTTTGAGAACCGCTAGTTCGTGGGTTTTATCGTCCATGCTGCGGATCAGCCTTGGGTTCCTCTGGCTGCAACTGTGCTACAGCCTGGGATTTGATCTTCTCAAACAACGGTGCTATTTGCTTATAGGGCAGATTCCCTAGCGCATCTAATACCGTGTTGACTTCATCAAGTGTGAGATCAAGCTTGAGCGGGTTCATTGACTTTCCACGAAGTGGTAGCTTCATCCCATGTGTACATCTGTCCGTCGGTCGGCATCGCAACAGGTGCTTCCCACTGTGCATCGGCGTTCAGAATCCATGACGCAAAGGGTTTCGGTGCTACGAACGCATCAATGTCAGCACGGTATGTGTAACCAATCCCGGCATAATTCTTTCTGATGTTGCCGTTGTAGGACGTTTGCTTCCATGTGCCGCCAAGGATTTTTTCCAAATGAGCTGCGCCAATGTGTTCTTTCTCCACACCGCTAGCGTCAGATGTGTCCTTGTTGTCAACCACGACAACACGAAGCACCACGTTGTTTGCATCAATTTCCGCGAAGTGAGCCATCTAAGCCTCCAGTTTCAGTCCAGTTAAATCCATTTCCTCGCCAACTGTACCTAGCGGGAAGGTGTTAAAACTCAAGCTAACCCGTACATCCTCACCCTCTACAGTCGGCACCATGTGCGTCAGGCTTGATGGGAAAAGAATCAATCGCCCTGTAATGGCTTCAAACCACCAAGACTCGCTGTTCCATGCGTTCCACTCTGCCGGGGGCAATTTAATCTGCTGCCAACCATCCCGATAAAAATAGATCTTGTCATTAGGGTTGGTCTGAATGTAGAACACGCCTGATACAAAAGAGTTGGGATGTGCGTGTTTGTGGTGATACTGCCCCGGTTCGCTGTAGTTGACCCAGCTTTGCGTGAGCCTTAGCGTGACATCATGCTTAGGGTTGGTTGTGGCTTTGAAATACTCAGCCACCGAATCTTCCATCCATGACCTAAGACTTGTCATCACAGGGCTTTTGAGGACGAAGTTATTGGTACTTGTCCGGTTTCCCTGATTAGCACGTTGCTCAAGTTCCATGAGGAAAAACTTCTCTTCCTCGGTTAGAGATCTGCCAAGGTCAAAGAACCCAACGGGTTGTGCAAAGAGTCCGTGCAGGTTCATGCAGCCGCCTTTTCAAACATAGCCCGTTCTTCATCAATCTTGGCTTGCTGCTCAGGCAAGTACATCGTCGGCACGGCGTCTTCTAACTCTTTGATCTTCTTCATCACAAATTCAACTTCTTCCCATGACGGGCATGGTCTTGGATCGTCCCAGCGTGTAAACCCAACACCGGATGTCCACTCCCATTTAGCCCCTGGGCGAAGCATTTGCATGGCTACGTCAATGCCGTAGTAACGATACATATTTACCTCTTAGTAGTTAACTTTGATGATTACGATACCGGAGCCGCCTGCGCCGCCGGGTTGAGAAAATCCTGCTCCGCCCCCACCACCACCGCCAGTGCCAGCCGTTCCTGCTGTTCCTGGTCCGGCTCCGCCACCTGAAGTTCCGCCAGCACCACCCCCACCAGATCCGCCAGTACCACCTGCATACGGAAGGCTTGCTCCACCACCTCCACCACCTGCAAACGTAACACCATTAAATGACTGCCCCGGACCACCATTTCCGGCTGTGGTAGTTGAACCTGAACCTCCTATGCCTCCAGCACCTCCCCCACCTGAGCCGTTTTGCTGTGATGGAGAAGAAGGTGTGCTTCCACCGTCATTTCCTTGTGATGGACTTGTAGAAGGCGTGTTGCCTAATCCTCCTGCTCTTACAACGGCAACAGTAGAACCGCCGCCTCCGCCTCCAGAACCACCATTGTTACCTGCCGCATTGGCAGCACCCCCAGAACCACCTCCTGCTGAGGTAACCGTTGAGAACGGTGCTGGTCCAGCTATTGAAGAAGACGACCCCTGAGATCCTATCGAACCTCCGCCGCCAATAGTAAGTGTATAAGAATCGCCAGCAGTAACTGTTAACCCCGTTCCATATCTAAACCCACCTCCACCTCCACCACCAGCTAAATTGCTACCTCCACCTCCGCCGCCTGCAACCACCAAATAATCAATGCTAGTCGCGCCAGTGGGTACAGTCCAAGTGGTTGATGTACGGAAAGCTAAAAGACTAGAAGTGGCTGTTGAACGGTATTTGATGATGACGATACCGGAGCCGCCTGCTGCACCTGCATAATTTGAGGCGGTAAGCCCCGGCGCACCACCGCCACCACCACCTGTGTTTGTAGTGCCTGCCGTGGACGATGTGCCACTTGCATTGCCGCCAGCACCTCCTCCACCAGCGCCACCAGCCCCTCCGTTTCCAGAATAAGAGCCGCCGCCACCTCCGCCAGCGTAGGTTGTACTTGTTCCAATAATTGAAGAAGCGGTACCCGCGCCCCCTGCTCCGCCTGGGTTTGTTGTTACGCTTCCCCCAGCGGCAGATGCGCCACCGCCGCCACTCCCTGAATCTGAACTAGCGCCAGTACTACCACCACCATTACCTTGACTAGGCGTTGTGGATGGCGTATTTCCAGATGTTGCAGCTAAGCTTCTACCTCCGTTACCGCCGCCTGATCCGCCATTTGCGCCTTGATTGCCTGGAGCAGTATTATTCCCCGCCCCGCCGCCTCCACCGCCATAAGCCTTAAAAGTATTCGTCCCTGCCCCAGATGGGTTTTCTGTAATAGGCGATCCAGCTATTGATGAATCGGTTCCTGATCCGCCACGATCATTTGAAACGCCTGCTCCGCCAGCGCCAACAGTAATGGTGTATGAAGTTCCTGCTGTTACTGCTAAACCTGTCCCAGTTCTAAATCCTCCCGCACCACCGCCACCACCACCTTTGTCATTTGCTGCGTGTCCGCCACCAGCACCACCACCAGCAATAACCAAATACTCAATAGAGGCAACACCAGCGGGGCAGGTCCACGAACCAGAGGAAGTAAATACCTCTACAACATAATTACTGTTAGGCCAGTTTTGGCCCATGATGGCATTACGAATAGCGTTTAGCCGCCAAATGCCGTTTGCATCAGAACCAGAAGGAAATGTAGGCATGATCTACACCTTAAGAAATCGTCGTGTAAGAGCAGGTATAAGTTATTTTGGATGCCGTGGAACTCGTCGCCCACAGTGTTGACGCCTCACCCGACACGCTTGTGTCTAGCAAATAAAGTGATGTCCCTGTAGTCATCAACTCCACCGTGCCACCTGCTGGAACGGTCAGCAAATAACACAAGGCTCTGTAGGTTGAACCATCAGCAAGCCTTAACTCAACCGTTGCGTTATACGATGAGCCACCATCAATATTCGTCATTAAGATCGAGTTGATCTTATGCGTTGCCCCAGTTGCTGGTGCTGTCACTAGAGCATTTCGTGAGGTATCAGCAGGGGTGATAGATACCGTGTGTGGCACGATACTCGTTACAGAAACTATATTTGGGG